TTTTGTTACCATTTTGCTTCGAGCATTGACGTGCAATACTGTGTCAACTGCATGAGTGATATTTCCGTCTCGAAGAGTGTTATCACAAAAACCTACGAGCACAAGAACGAAGAAACCGGACAGAAAACATTCTATCGGCGCAAAGCCAGAGAAATCCAAGTCGGTGGACTCGATTGGCTTTTCGCACAGCGGAAGATTGTAGAAATCTCCGACATGGAACTTGACCTGGTGATTGAGTATCACAGGAACATTCTAGGTTTAGAGATTTCGGAACAAGAAACACGTCGCACAGCGAAGATGCACAGGTACGCAGGAGTGAAGTTCCATATTCCAACTCCGGCAACCACAACAGCCACAAGTGGCACAAGCACAACGACGAAGAGAACACGGACAATCTCAAAGAACAAAGCTGCCGAGCAACTAGCGGCGCTGTTGAAGAGTGTGCAGTCAAAGGGTATCACCGCAGAGCAGATTGCACAGATGCTCAAAGCACAGAAGAAATAGGAGCAGAGATGGCAGATATTAAACTGCGTAATTCAATAGGAGTCGAGCCTGACCTTGTTAACCATCCAGCGCATTATACATTCGGTAAGTATGAAGTATTGGATGTGTTACAAGACTGGTTTCCGCACAGTCCTTTGCTTTGGCAGATTGTAAAATATATCTCCAGAGCAGAACACAAAGGAAACGAACTCCAAGACTTACGCAAAGCGCGTTTTTATCTCGACAAACGAATCTCACAACTGGAGAACAAATCATGAAACCTCCCAGTGGTCAGTTGATTGAGTTTCTCAATCGTACACCGCTACCGTGGATACGGTATGATGAGTTGAAGGGAAAGTTGATTGTCGTAGTGGATAATCACTTACTCCAAACATACCGTAACTGTGCGCAGTATCACATCTACTCCAACACTCTCGGATGGCAGAAGAAATCCGGCCTCAAAGAAGGAGAGAAACAACGTGTGTGGTATCTTGAGTTTGGCATCGTACTTCATAAGATGCTGGAGCATTATTACACGCACTTCCGTGAGTCTGATTTCGACGCTATCAAATGGGCTACTGTTGACGCTATGGCCGCATGGCATGAGGCGGAGATGGATGCTCACACGGACCACAAAGAGTACAAAACCATCGGCGGCGCAGTAGGATTTTCTACGCTGCTCTTGCAGTATGCCAATGCTATGTCGCCGCTGAATGAGAAGCTCCGCATCATCGGTACAGAAGTTTCCTTCGGCAGAAACGGTGAAGTTCCTTTGTACATCGGCGAGGATATAGAGATTTACCTCGCAGGTCGCATGGATGTAATCGTTGATGATGGATACTTCATCTGTCCAATGGACCATAAGACAATGGGTTCTTTCCGCGGCGACCCAGGATTACAATTCGAGACAGAGGAGGGGCCGACGGGGTATATCTTCGCTCTGACGAAAATCCTCCCGACGATTGTACCAGAGGATCAGCTCTTAAAGCGAGATTGTTCTAAGATTCTGATGAATCTCATTTCAAAGAAACCCAAGGACAATCCCGCAGAACGTTTCAAGCGGTATCCTGTACGTAAGACAACTCAGCAACTTGAGTTGTACAGACTCCGCATGATTCAAACCGTCGAGCATCTTGTCTCAGACCTCGAATCTTTTGTAAGTGGCTCCCCTGTTCCACGCAACACAACCGCTTGTACCAACTGGCATATGTTCACATGCAATTACCGTGATGTATGTCGTCAAGCATCTCCAGATGCGGAACTCGCAACACTCAACAATGGCTTTGTCAGATTGCCGATATGGAATACTGAGGAAGTCTAGGAAAGGAACACATGGATTTTGATGATGTGTGGTACAATGCGTGGCAAGCTACTGGATTAATTTCAGTCTTGACGGGTCTTGTGCTATTCGTGATAATCGCTTTCGCACCTAAGAATGTGGATTACTACTATCTTAGTAAGTCTGGTTCAGGTACAGCTACGAGTTGTGTATATGCTCATTGGACTTGGCATACTGATGAGGTAGCATATTGCACAGACGACAAAGATAAGGCATTAGATTTTGTTAGCAAAGCTAATGCTTCAATGGTTAAAAAGTAAAAAGGAGACTTGAAGATGTCAGAAGCAACCAAAACCTACACTCCGCTTATGGAGATTCCAAAGACGCATATTACCAAGTGCTCAGAGATGCTTGGTAATAGTATGCAGTGCTGGCGCGCCGGGGATTATCAAATCACAGTTACAACCCCGGCGCCGACGGAGGACAATCCAGAAGCGGTAGAAACTGTCACCTACCAAAAATGCCGTCGTCACGCGCAAGCGGAGAGAAATAAGGACGCACAGACACTTGTAACAGGCGAAACAGTGGAGCATGAAGTGGAACTTGCCAAGGAAGCCGAAAAATCAACCCCACCAAAAACTCAACCCGGTTCAGCGGTAAAGAAGTAACATCCAAGGAGCAGGAGAAATGTCCACAACACCAAACCCATTCGCTAACATGAGCGGTGTGCGTTCTGAAGAAGTCAAAGCCACAGAGCGCCTCAAGATAGCAATCATGGGCACCCCAAAGAGTGGAAAGAGTTGGCTTGCTGCTACGGCTCCGGGTCCGATAAGGTACTATGACTTTGACGACCGCAGCGAGTCGTTAGAGGGTAAGACAAACCTCTTTATCCTCTCTAAACCAACCATGCTTCAGGTAGAGACAGACCTTTCGATTATGAAAGCGAACAAAATAAAAGGACTGCCTCTTCCTGCTACCGTGGTCTTTGACTCCGTAACCTTTATGAATCGTGCGATGGAGGAGGAAATTTTCCGACAAGACTCCAAACTCTATCGTTCGATTGCTGTCGGTAACAGCACCAGCATCAAAATCCGAAATTCATGGGACGTGATAAATGGAATCCAGCGATATGTGGAGTACCTTATTGCGGAGTTTAGCGGACTTGGAGTTAATATCATCTTTGTCTTCCATGAGAAAGACGAAAAAGACAAAGCTGAGTCCACAGCTACAGAAACAAAGTACACAGGACTTATTACGGTCGATCCACAATATCTCTCGAACAGCCTCAGTCTCTTTAACGAGGTTTATCGAATCACAGTTGACGGAAACAAAAAGTACAAAGTAACATGCAAGCCGTCCTGGGATGTGAAAGCCTCAACCACGATGCTGTTGGACGCTGAGGAAGCTCCAAACATCATGGATATGATTGCGAAGCATAAGGCAAAAAGAGCGGCGCTGCCTAAGAACGCGCTCGCAAAGTAACAGCGGCCACGCCGCAGAAGGAGCAGGTATAACATGGCTTTTCAAATGAGCTACGCGAAAGACGAACTCAAAGGCGCAGCGCCAGTATCAGCGGGTTGGTACACAGTGCAACTCAAGGGCTTTCGCCCGCGTGCGTCAAAGGATATGCAGTCTGTATCTTTGAACGCGGAATTGGCTATCGTGGGGAATACGGAGTATGATGGCCGCAGGGTGTTTGCTTCACTCAACAGCAAGGCAGGCTTCATCATTTTCGATTTCGTCCACGCTGCTGGTTTCAACATGGAAGAAATTCAGGACGAGTTTGCGGGAACTGAGAAGGCGAATCTCACGCTGCCGGGAGTGTTTGAAGGCTCTGACACGCACCCGGATGATCCTTCGGTTTGGAAGTATCAGGGACCGCTGCTCAATGCCACGATGGAAGTGGAATTGGCGGAGACGGAGTATCAGGGAAAGAAGCGGAACGAAGTGAGACAGTACAAGTGTGCCGTGGCTGGATGCACGGAGAAGCACAGCACGAATCTCATTAAGAGCTAAGGCACTGTGAAAGAGAGCGACTTCTACGGGGTCGCCTCTTTTTCTCTAGGTTCTTGAGGGAGCCCAGAGAAAAGGAGAATGAAGACATGAGCTATTCTTCGGCAACAAAATGCGCTGTGTGTGGTCACGCTTACGAGCATCACGATTTGCGATACGGCTGTGTTGTGCGCGTCGAGGCAGATGGTGGGCGTTGCCAGTGCACCAATCGCCCGTCTGACGAACTAGGGAACGCCGAACTGAAGGAGGCAGGACGTGGGCGGAATTCTTGAGAGTGATTATCAGCCGCAGTTTGCTGGAGACACGCGGGAGGCGCGATTGGAGAGGCGCATCCATGAGCTTGAGGCGCAACTCGACGAGGCGCGGAAGGCGGCAGAGTGGAGGCGATGCTTAGAAACCAAACCCCCAACAGGTGCAGCCGTTACCATCGTCTGGAGTGGAACAGTTCAGCACGTAGCTTATAGGCGTGTAGGTATAGGCTACGCGTGTGCTGGTGGATATGAATGGGTTGCTGCGCTCCACTCCGACCAAGACCCAATCCCTGATGAACAGGTCACTCACTGGAAACCACTACCAGACCCGCCAAAGGAGGCACGCCAATGAAGCACGATGGTTGGATAGGCGTAGACCTTGACGGTACAATCGCCAAATACACAGAATTCACTGGCGAGACACAAATAGGCAAGCCAGTGCCTCTAATGGTCGAGCGTGTGAAGAAATGGCTCAAGCAGGGGAAAGATGTTCGTATCTTCACCGCTCGCGTGGCCAACGCCGACGACAAAGAAGCTGTCACACAGGCTATAAAAATGTGGTGTGTCACACACATTGGCAAGGCACTTCCAGTGACGTGTAAGAAGGATCACAAAATGATTGAGCTATGGGACGACCGTGCTGTGCAGGTTATTCCAAACACTGGCGAACGTGCAGATGGGAAGGAAGACTGAGATGAGCTACAACAATCTGAGTGAGAGTAGTCTAACCGCTGTAGAACGACAGCTGGAAGCTCTAAAAATCATCGAGCTTCTAGCAGACTATCAGGATGAACTGCGTTCGAACGAGATGGATATGATTGCACGTGTGTCTTCTGGCACTCCTGTGAGTGTGAAGATGCTTTTCTGGCTCCGTGATATAAAGGACAGGGTGTTCTAATGCCCTACATCGGTCCACGTGGAAACCCACTCTCTCGTATCTGGGTAATCATAGACAAACCCTTTGGCAGCGACAAAGGCACACTCTTCAGCGGAGGAATGGGACATGTTTTCGAGAAGATGCTTTCGGAAGCTGGTATCGACAGCCGGGAAGTATATTTTACTTCCCGTGCTCCTAATACTGATGCTCCTAGTGCTTATTCAAATCTTGAAGCTGATCTTAATCATTATGCTCCTCCGCTCATATTAGCACTGAGCGCGGTAGCAGGGTGGTTTTTGCCGGAGTTGAGGGAGCCAAAAAGCGTAGCGACGAGTGCAGGACAGTTGCAGAAGTATGCTGGCTCACTCTTATCTGCGCCCTCTCTCGCATACTCACACTACATTGTTCCTCTCTACGGTCCTGACAGGTGCGTGGCGGATTGGACGGAGAGAAATATCACAACGTATGTGGATTTGCAGAAGGTACGGGATGAGCATGAGTATATAAAAAAACATGGCCACTTGCAACCTCTTCCAGAGCGTGTGATGAAGTTTCAGGATATGGAGTTTGATGAACTCCTCACGCATCTTGAACGTTTTAGGAGTGCGCCGATTCTCTCGGATGATATTGAGAATCCCACGTACAATAGTGAATTGTACTCTCCTCATCCTGGGTATCCACTGCTGTTAGGGCTTGCTGATTCTCCGACGTTCGGAATCAGCTTTAAGCTCTTTAGAGATTCTCCGAGCGAGAACCGAGAACTCTGGCGCCGACTGGATAAACTGTTCTACGAGGTACCAATTCTTCTCGGCCAAAACTTCTTCAGCTACGATGCACTGTTTCATAACATGCTAGGTTTTCGTATCCGCCTAGACCACGTTCAAGACACACTCATTCGGCATCATATTTTATGGCCAGAGTTGTCTCACAAACTTCAGTTCCTCACACGCCAATACACCCGTGAACCATACTACAAGGATGAGGGTCATGGATGGACGTATAAGCATATGAACAAGTACAGACGATATAACTGTCTGGATGCTTGTGTGACATACGAAGTGTACTTGGCACAGGAAGAAGAATTCAAACAAAGGAGTCATTTGAAATGACACATCTTGCAAGAATCAAAGAACTCGCTCTCTCTCTTCGAGAGATTATCCCAATCTGCTATATCAAAACAATCCAACACATGCTGGATGAAATCATCGCAGAAGCAACCGCGGCGGAGAAAGAGATGAAATGACGACTGCAAAAGAAGGTCCGCACAAGAAAATCGATCTTTATAGCAGAGAAGAGTGTGAATCAGTTCCTGATGGTGTTTCGTGTACTGAGACTGAGGCGGCTTATTATCTGAGAATAAGACCAGATAATAAAAATTGCTACCTTACTATACGAGTTGACAAAAAACATCTTATCAATCCTTTTATCACTACGTACTGGAATGAGTGGGAATAGATGACAGACAGAATAACTAGCTCCTACGAACACGCGCTTCAAGCCGCATACTACGAGATTGGTAATCGTGGTATCTGCGTGGATGCCAAGAGGATTGCTGAGGCTAAAGCAATTGTCAAGGCAGAGATAGCGCGACAGTTATCGGTAGCATCAGCTCAGTGGGGTTGTAAGGTCTTTGTCGGCGCCGCAAACGCACCAGAAGAAGATAAGAACCTCGCTGTCTCTGCTATCAACATCAACGCCACACAAGGCAAGTATGCTCTCTTAACCGGCCTAAAGAACCTAGGCTACAACGTGGAGAAAGTCACCAAGAAGAATGAGGATGGGGGTTATGAGCAGAACTATTCCACAGGAGAACTCGCACTCCAGAAAATGCTATCGAAGAACCAGTTTAATTATCCCGGAGGTGATCCAGCAATCAAAGCCATTCTTAAAATTAGGGAGCTTGGTAAATTGTTTTCCAGTTACCTTAACGCTAGACTTCTGCAACAAGGGGCCAGTAGTTTCTTTCTCACTAACTACAACGTCGCAGGAACTCTTACTGGACGAAGAAGCTCTCGCAGACACGCTTTCGGATTTGGCAATAATGCTCAGAATTTTCCCAAGCACTCAGACGTTGCCGCCATGTACAGAAGATGCCTCGTCGCACGACCCGGAAACATCTTCTTAATGGTTGACCAGATAAGCGCAGAGGATTGGCCTGTCTCGGCGCTGTCACAGAACTTCAATGCGCTAGCGGAGCTGCGTTCTGGTACAGTAGATAGACACTCCAAACTTGCGTCTCTTGTTTTCGGTATGCGAATACCAGGAAAGAATGAGCCTGATTGGGATTCAAGTAAGTATGAGGACTACAGGTATTTGGGTAAGAAGATTCGCCATGCTTCTAATTATGACATGAAAGCTGGTACAATGTGCGATTCTTTAGCAAAGGAAGGAAAATCCTATTCCGAAAGTGCCTGTGCAAAGTTACTTGAAATAGCTTCAAATCTTGATCCTAGCATCAAGAAAGTCTTCCACGCTTACGTCAAGGAAGAAGTTTCCAAACGCCACATGCTTGTAACGCCCTTTGGGCGAGAACGTCAATTTCTAGGAGCGCGACCAAATGATTCTAACTCTACCATCTTCAAAGAAGCATATGCTTATATTCCGCAATCAACAGTGGGTGATAATACGGGATTTGCCTTACTTAAACTGGAGAGTGCTTATCCGGTTTCCGAGCGTCTCATCGTGCAAGAAGGCCATGACTCTATTGTGCAAGATATTAGAGACTACGCCGAATTGGTATATCGGTATCTTCTTCGGACTCTCGATTCGTTTAGGCGCACAATCGTGTTCCATAACGGCATCTCCCTCGAAATCCCAATCGAAGCCGAAGTTGGATATGACTTCCAAACCACTGTCAAGATCAAAGAGTTCTCTCGCAAAGGCGTAGCAGAGGCAATGCAGAAGCTCAAGGATAAACTTGCCACTCAAGCACCACAAGTTATAATACCAGTGTAAGAAAGGTCAACTATGAGCAGGGTGCTCAAAAAACCGTGGCATGAATCTTTCGTGGAGTGCGTTTCTCCTCATACCGATGTGCCTGACGCTTTTATCACATGGTCAGCTATATCCTTGATTGGTGCCACTCTAAAGAACAACGTGTATTTTGACATAGGCACGTTCACACTCTATCCTAATATGTTCATTGTCCTTGTCGCGCCACCAGGCATAGGCAAGGGTGCTTCAATGAATATCTTGGAAGGTATGATAACGGATTCTAAACCTCAGCAAGTTGTAAACACACTCTCTGACCGCATCACAGCAGAGAAAATCATCGAACGTATCGCTGATGGCTGGAGCACGACGCCGCAGTTAAAGAACATGCAGCTTGTACTAGGTCAAAATGACCACAACTGCTTGCTTTTTAGTACCGAACTTCGTGTTCTACTTGGGGCATCCGAGTGGATGCTTGAGTTTCTGGAGGAAGCGTGGAGTAAGAAAACGTATGAATACCAAACAAAGAATAAAGGCTCAGTATTCATTGACAACATGTGCTGTTCGCTGCTTGCTGCCAGTGTGCCTGATTTTCTTCGTAACGTCAACAGAGAGGCGCACATGGTTATTACGGGAGGCTTCAGTAGCAGATGCTTGTTTATCTATGCTGAGAATCCGTCTAAAGACCTCCCTTTCCCAGAGCCTTTGAAGAAAAACGCAAAGTCCAAAGCTCTCTACGACAACCTCATCACCGACCTCCATGAGATAGCTACACTCAAGGGAGAATTCCTCATAGAAACCGCGGCGCGTATCCAATTTGAACAGTTTCTCAAACGCAACCGTGCTGCTGCTGACAAAGACGACTCAGAAGCAATCGCTAACTTCCGCGCACGAATTAAAGCACACGTTCTCAAACTCGCTATGGTCTTTAGTGTCTCCAGAGGAAACTCTCTCTGTATCACCGACCTTGATATGATGAACGCGATTTCGGAGGTGAATAAGATTGTACTGAGTCTAACCAAACTCTTTCGTGGCGCCGGCGAAGGTATGGACGCTGCGGCTACTGCGAGGGTGCAGGATTTTCTGGATAAGTACGGCAGAGTATCCAGAAAAGAACTCCTACGCGCGCTCCATCGTCATATGTCGATGGAAACTCTCGATAGGATTCTGTACATCCTCGACACAATGGGCTATTGTACCACGGTAGTCCAAGGTAAACAACAATACATTCAACCAACCGGACAAGCGAGAAAGGTAGGCCCATGATGGCACAGGAAATACTTGGAGCAGGTGTGGCACAGATTATGCAACGTATGGAAGTAGAACAGAGAGCAACCTCGGCACAAGAGATCGTGCTTGACAACTCAAACAAGGTATCTTTTCCGGGGTACCCGTATGTCTTCGAGGCTCTGGGAGAGAAGATTCTTATCTCAATCGACGTATTCAAGAGTGGCTATGAATGCAAACTCTGCAAAGGCACTGGACGTATCAAGCGCCAGTGTGAGTGTGTGACGTGTGGCCATCCCGGAAAGAAATACTCTTCCGAACAAATCGCTGACATTCGCATAGACCTCGGCGACTCAGTAGCAGATGCGCGTGCGCTTATGAACTGCCCAGAGTGTGACGGCGAACCTTCTGTCAACGAGAGCAACGCTATATGCGAAGCGTGCAAAGGACACGGCGCGCTTATCTTGCTTCCCGACGCCTCCAAGAACCTCCCCACAACAGGAGTCGTAGTCTCTATGGGCAAGGAAGCCAGAGCTAAGGCTGACTTTGGTATAGGCGACCGTATTCTCTTTGGCCCTTATGCTGGTAACATGATTCCTACGAAAGCAGGACTCATGTTCAAGTATATGGATTGGAACCTTGGTTCTATAAAAATCGAAGGCGCAGATGACATGGCCGCTTTTGACTTCATACTCCAAGCGGAGTAAAAAGGAGGTGCCCTCTGCCGGATACATTTACACCCGGATTACAAATAAAAAGCCCCACAGAGAATATTCTGTGGGGCTTTTGTTATTGGTGCCGATTTTGTTTTATTCTCTCACCCGCGCCACTCATGCCGCGAGCCGTGCAACCGCCATATTTGCTCATCCAGCGCCGAACGGATGAAGCCGGGGAAGGCGGAAGAAGTTACCCCATAAATGCCCTCCGTCCAAATGTCATAGACGGTAATCGTAGTGGCTCCAGTCGAAGCTGGCGAGGTTGAAAGAACTCCTACCTCAACGCTCGACAGCGATGCGCCCGTTATCGTTGCAGACAATGTGCTCTGTGACGTGGTGATTGTCCCTAGAGAAGTCCATGACGATCCGCCGTTTGTGGAGTATCCAATACATGCGGCAGCTCCAGTTCCCAAACTGCTATGCGCAATACTTACGTTGAGAGTGAGCACCGAATAGGGCGTATGAACCGCACTCTGCCAGGTGGAGAAAATTCTTTCTTCATATTTCTGGCCTGCCGAGTAGGTTCCCACGAGTGTCGCACTTGAACCTGTTGGCCCGACTCCGCTTTTGCTTGAATAGACGGCGCTCATCGAACTCGAAACAACGTCTGCCCCGTTGAAAGCACACCCGACATTTGTCGTGCTTTGAGCATCCGCCGTGGGCCTCAGATATTCCGTAGAACCCAACGCTGCCGAAGCCACGCAAAGCAAAAGCACTGTTGCAAATATCTTCCTCATCAGTTCGCCTCCGACACGCCCGGCGTCTTGTGCGGCCAGGTCACGGTTACCATCTGCAGGTTGGTTGTGGCGTTCGAGCCGCTGGAGGTGCTGATTTGAAAGTTAATCATGCTTCCAGCCGCGCAGTTCGCCATGGTCGTCGAGTTGAGTTTCAGCGTTTGAGAATACTGCGTGTTGATGGTGCTGCCTGTGGTTGTGGTTGAGAACGTCTGCACCGCTGGCCACACGGTATCGTCAGTGGTTGTCGAGCATACGGCAGCCACCGTGAAGATGATCAACTGTGAAGCCGTCGCCGCCGCTTGCGTAAAGTTCACGCGCACATACGGCCCGTTCGCCGAGTCCCAATCGCCCGGAACCTCATCCTGCCACTGCGCCGATTGTGAGGCCGCAAATTGCAGATAGCCCGTCTGGACGTAGGTTCCAGTGCGGCAAATCGCCGTGGGCGCGCCGGACGTTGGCAAGCTCATGCCATTGCCAGCCGTCGTGTTGTTGCAGTTCGCAGGAACTATTTTTTCCGGCAGCCAGAGGTCGGCGCCACCTGTAACGCTTCCGTCTGATGCAAATGTGGCGACCGTTCCAGTTGCTCCCGTGCCATCGCTGAACTGAATCTTTGTCCCGCTGGTGCCGTGAACTCCAGTCAGAGCGGCCATTTGTGCTCCCGTAATGACCAAACCGCTCTCGTTCGACAAAGAACCGAGATAATTCTGAATCCAGGCTAATCCATTTGCAGAGGCGTTTGTCCATAGGGTGATGCTGTTGGGGTCGTAAACGGTGGCACCAAGTGGGGTGTAATTCCCGCTTGTCATACTCACGAAGTTTATATAACCACCGCTTGGTCCACCCGGTGCGTTCAAGTTGATAATAGGCCCGGAGTTGTAGAAATTGAAATCGGCGGTCGCAGTCCCGGCAAAGGTAACAGTGTTCCCGCTGGTAAATGATGCGCCTGTCGGCGCTCCATCGCCGGCTGCTCCAATCCACTGAAAGCCTGCCTGGAGCTTCGTGGTTGCTCGCGTATCTATCGCGTGGTTGTTCTCGACGACCAGCCCAGAGACTTTGCCGCCCGTACCGAGTTGAAACGCAAAGCCTCCACTGACATTGCCGCCGGGAAGAGATGCTGAAGTTGCGGTGCAGTTGATGGCCAGATTATTTCTAACCAGCAGGTTTGTCTCGCTCGTGGGGAAGAAGTTAAAGCACGCTGTTGGAGCGTTTGTGACCGTGTTCCCTGCGACCTCGCCATTGACCAAGGTGGCATTGGAGCTCAGGCTTCCGTTATAGAGCGAGATTCCCGCCATCTGCGCCTGAACCGTCTGCGAGGAAGTTTCTGTCACCCACTCGACGGTGTTGTTGTCGAACTTGAAGTTGCTCAGTCCATAGTTAAAACCAAAGGCCCAGGCTATGCCTTGCTC